AAACGCAGGAACAAACAACACAAGAGGAGCGACCACTGCTTTTGTTCAAACCGCTGTATCTGCTGGAGGTGCGAGTTTATTATCATCCGCGAACGCATGGACGAACACTAACACGTTCAACTCCTTTTTACCCACCTCTACTCTTGCTCCAACTACTGGAAATGATCTTGTGAATAAGACATATGCCGATACAAAGGGCGGGCTTACTTTGGCGAACGCATGGACGAACACTAACACGTTCAACTCCTTTTTACCCACCTCTACTCTTGCTCCGACTACTGGAAATGACCTTGTGAATCGAACATATGCCGACACTAAAGGCGGGCTTGCATCCGCCAACGCATGGACTGGTAATACTAACACATTCAACTCCTTTTTACCTACATCCACAATCGCTGCGACTACTGCAAATCAGCTCACAAACAAAACATACGTAGATGGGGCAATTACAACAGCTATATCAAATATAAAACAAACATCAACCACTACTCAATATTGGACTGATGAATTTCTCAATGGTCTTGCTGGTAATGGTATAACCCCTTTGTTTCCATGGACTGCAACAACAACTGGTTCAGTAGCAATGACGGCGGCATCATTAGCAAGTATTGCTGGACACATGGGTATATGGCGAATATCAAGCACAGGGGCGGCCGCCGCAAACCGAGGATACATATTAAGACAAACGACTGCAGGTTGGTTTATGAGTGATGTTAAAGGTTTTGAATATGTATTTAATGTAAGTATAACAGGTGTTAAATGCACCTATAGTGTAAATTGTGGTTTAACAAATGCCGCTTTTACTCAAATCGTAGCATTAAGATATATACGAGATGGTGCTACTGGTCTAAATCCTAATAATGAAGTTGAAATTGGGTTTAATGGTGTCTATACATATTTAACAGGTTCTAATATTTGGGGAGGCGGTTTAAGTAATTGGGTAAGTTTCGCTATAACTAATATAGATACAGCAGGGAATCTAACTATTGTTTTAAAAAACTTTACAGGAGGAACGAGTTTTACAACCACGTATGCAGGCGGAACTGGTTTTTTGGCGAATACTGGACAACAAGGTATATTTCAATTCAGTGATACAACAGTCAGTCCAACCATAACCTACACATGTGATTTAGATTACTTTTCATTAGCAGTTCAGCAATCAAGAGCCTAAATAAAATCTCAAATAAATATATATGTTTTTTTGTTGCTTCTCAAAACGTAGAAAGCAACGTGTCGTTATGAGCTTGGTTGATTTTAATAATCTTATAGACCGCCAAAAGGATATACTACGCCGTGATTATGACTTGTATTTTAGCGAGTTTTTATAATCTTATACTATATATATAACGATGCCGATTAAAGACGAGGAACTGCGAAAGATTATCAAGATTTTGGTAGATAGGGATAAGGAAAAAAGGGCCAAGAAAAAAGGACGTAAAAAACGCAGACCAGCCACGGGCGGGGGTATGCCCGTCGGCCAAACTCAAACCACTGCACAAAAAGGACTCTCTTCTGCGGGAATAGGTGGATTCGGCGGGGTCAATTATTGGGGAAGTGGCGGTGGCGGTGGCGGTGGCGGATCTTTGCCCCCCACTCGACAAGAGATACAGAATCTAATACAATCCAACTTGACCGCTACACCAGCCCCCCTATTTGCACCTGCACCTCCACAAGCATTGCCGCCTTCTTTAGCCGATGAAAATATCTTTAAAATTGCACCCGAAAACATCCTTACAAAGGAGATAGAACAAGTTCTTGAACCCGCCAAATGGACCATGGACGAAATCGAAGCGGATACATACGGCAACTTTGCCGCAGGCACTGGAAGCGACCAATTCGTTGAACCAGGCGGGAATGAGTCTGTGGTAAGCGATGCCTTTACTGCGGGGGATTTAACCGAAAACTATCCCCCTTTTGCGGATACTACTTTTGGGCCTGCAAGTTCAGACTATATGTCCAGTGGTTTTGAAACAGATGCTCCGTCTTTCATAAAAACAAAAAATGAAATGCCTTCTATACCCGAAGATGAGGAGACCCCGAAACCAAAACGCAAATATACCCGCAGGTCCCGTGAAGAAATCGCAATGGATAAACAAATGAAAGCAAACCGCAAGCTGGAACGTAAGCAAAAAAAGATGGAACGTAATATTTCTGAGGGGTTAAAAATATTCCCCGAGTTAGAAGAATACACTCTATAAATATTCATTTATTAAAAAATTGATTTAGAAATAAAATCTTTTAATATATTATAAGATAAACAAAATGGATAAAACACAGAAAGCCGTAGAACAATACAACAAACATTTAGAACGCCTTCGCAAATACAATGCGGAACATAAAGAAGAATTGAGACAACGAGCAAGGGATCATTTCTTCGCCAAGATAAAAAATGACCCCGAGAAATACGAACTTTACAAAGCCGAGAAACGCCAGCAGTATCATGCTAAGAAGGAATTAGCCAAGGCTGTTGAACCCGCTGTTTAATACTATTACTATCAAATATTATTAAATCTTTTCTCCATCTTTAACATGGAGATTAAAAATATTTCAAAACAAGACGCTTTAAGAGATTACATGGATATGTTAGACTTTGACCTTTCAAAGCTTACCACCGACACCAAGGTAGGCAACAAATGGATAAACCATTTTACATTTGAAGAGAGGCTGAACACAGTTAGTGTAAAAGGTATTCATTTCAAAGAATTTATAGAACACCATTTAACCACCCCCGCTGTAAAAAAAATGATTGATTTCTACAAGGGCGACACACGAGTGTGCATATTATACAAGATATACAAGTTCATACATGGAACTGTCGGCCTTTTTTCACCTATACGAGCCAGAGAAATACTCTACATATACCAACCTAATACCGTCCTCGATCCCTGCATGGGCTGGGGCTGTCGTATGACGGGGACCGCTTCGCTGAACATACCACGCTACATCGGCGTTGATTTAAATCCCAATCTAAGAATTCCGCTTACTATGATGGAGCAAGAATTACAACGTGTCTCTAATACCAGTATGCAACTCTTTTTTGGCGATTGTTTAAAGATAGACTATTCTAAACTCGTATATGACTGCATATTTACATCACCACCTTATTTCAATACTGAACTATATACTGGGACCGAGCGGAGAACAAAAAAAGAGTGGGTGGCCTCTTTTTATGAACCCCTTTTTAAAGTTATTTGGAAACATTTGCAACCAAAGGGTGTTATGATTTTATCCATCCCGAAGGACGTTTTTTCTATTGTTTGTAGGGTTTTGAATAAAGAACCTATTACGCAGTATCCATTTCTACGGCGGCATAGGAGTAAAGAACCCGAGTATATATATGTATGGGCTAAGGATTAAGCTTTTTATATTTTTTAAACCCTTTTTCAATTGCACGTTTTTGTATCAACCAAATACCATATTTTGTAAAGTCAGGTGTTTTCATAAAATCATGAACAAACTTATTATCCTTCATAATAAGAAACCGATGCTGTAATAACATTTCATATCTCCAAGTATTTATAATACATCTTTTTATTTCTGGCTTGTCTAAATATTCTGTAATCACATTTCCAGCATTTTTAAAGAATTGTATGTGTGTAAAAGTTCGTGTAGCAAATACATTTTTTTCAAACTCTGCAATGGCTTTTTCTACAGCTTTTTCTATTTTTCTCTTACTTGTATCTCCTTCTTCTTCACATTGTAGAATAGTTAATTTTTCTATAGCACTCGTTATATTGGAAGTCATACCTATATAATGGTCAAAACAAACCCATTGTCCTACCATCTTATTATTTTTATAACTCATATTATTATCAGGTTTAAAATACTCCGCCTTTTTATTACAAATACCATTCCAAACACATCCACATACACGAGGTGCAGATATATCAAACGACTTGATAGTATCCCACAACTCTCTGCAAAACTCTATCTCCAACTTACCTTCCGCATTTACTCTTCTATGAATTCCGTTTAGATTAGACATATTATTGATTACTTTTGTGATTGTATGCTTACTTATTATGCTGTAAAAACATTTCAATTTTTTGGCTTTTTATAATTTTTTTATTACAAGGAGAACAATTTTTTGTTCTCGGTTTATTTAGGCGTTTTTAAACAACTATTAATTTTAAAAAATTGATTTAATAATTTATTGAAAAAGGGATATAAATATTATCTTTCTTTAATATATACAAGAAGCCCTTTATGACTACTATTACAATGACCAACTTATCTTCCAACCCTACTGACTCTATCTGGTATTTAAAGAAGCCTGAAGGAAGCATCTTCATCGGGCAGGAATTCCGAGAATACCCTTCCTTCAACCTTGTTTATGGCTTTTTGCATAATAAGATGGGCATCAAACTACGCAAGTTTATCGCAGAGATTTACCCCGATGAACAGACTCATTATAAAAACTTTTGTAAAAATATTAAGTATGATGGAAATACCCCTTATGTAGGCGTTCAGTATAGATTACCATCCCACGGTTGGGGTAGAGTGCAATCTGTAGGGAGTCTTGATATGTCCCTATTTCATAGACCTACAAGACATGCATTTGCCCAGGAAAATTACCTTGACTACGATATTCGCAATGCCCATTTACAACTCATCTTTTGTAAGGCTTCTACAACCAAAATAGAAACTCGAGGGCTTACCGAGTATTGTGCCGACCCCAAGCGGATCCGCCAAGATATTGTTTCCCACTATAAACTCAAAGATATTAAATACCCAGATGGCTTCGTATTGACTGCAATTGAACAAGCCAAGAAATTACCTATTCGATTAGCCTACGGCGGTTCTTTATATGAGTGGAAAAAAGAATACAACGTTGAAAGATGCCCCGACATGGATATTGTTATTCAATTAGAAAACACACTGAACAAAATCTCGGATGAAATTTATAAAGTATCCCAGCATATACGTAGCGATTTAGAAGCCGCCAGCCCCGAATGGTGTTTAAAAAGCGATGCGAAGAAAAAGAAATCCGTCATGAGCTTTTACGCCCAGACTTGGGAACGCATCATACAAGAGGAATGCATATCCCACTTGGTTCGCCGGTATTCACAAGCCAAGCTACGCGATATTATTCCCAGCCAAGATGGCTTTATGCCCCTCCATGTTCATGTAAAGGGTATAGATAGAGAACAATTATTTGAAGAATTCAACTCCATTATTCAAGCCAAATATGATATGAATATTCTATGGGATGCGAAACCATTTAATGAAGCCATCTCTATTCCACCTTGCGATATTTTACCACTCTATATTTCATTAGACGATTTAGAAAAGGGCGAACGTCGTATTGCAGAAGTTGTCGCCCCTTCTTTGAAGCCCGTTTTAAAATACTATGAAGCCGGTAAATCGCATGAATGGTTCCGCTTAAATGACCACAATCTGTGGATATCATCACCCGCCCCGCCTTTATATAATATTGTAAAGATGGTTCAGAACTGCATTGAAGATGAACGTATTGCATTGAATGCTACTCGTAGCAAGGAAACAGACGAGAAGAAAATCAAGGATATTAATCAAAAGGACTTGTTATTAGCCCGCCATTATAAAAACGTTGGTGGTCCTTCCTTTTCAAAGCATCTCGCTTGTTATTTACAGACCTTATTACGTAATAATGACTTTCCAAAACTTTTAAACAACACTGCAGGGCTATTCATATTCAATGATGGTATTCTTAACTTGAGAACAAATCATTTTCAAATTGGTTTTAAATCCACTGATTATATTACTGATGACGCTTTATGCAGTCAGAATTATTTAGATTTAAAAACTGACCCTATAAAGGCGGAATTCTTACGACTACAATTGAAAAAGATACTCAACTGGAATGACGAACACTTGGAATATTTCTTATCTATTATTGGGCATACTATGACGGGCGATGCTTCTTTGGAGAAGGTCTTTTATTATTTAAAAGATGGAACCGATTGTTCAAAGGGCAATAATGGTAAGACTACTCTATTCTACCTCCTTGAAAGAGTATTTCCACATTTAATTTACATGGCGAGTCCTACTGTCTTGGAGAAGAGTAATACAAAAGCCCACAAAGAAATAGCCCGCTTTAAAGGTAAAAGAATCGTCTATTGTGATGAAGGAACTAAAAAATGCATGAATGATGCACTTGTGAAGAAATTAGGTGATGGTATTGCTATTCCTAATGAAGTGATGTATGGAACAACTGAGGATATTCCAGTATCCTTTAAAATGTTTATATGCAGTAATCATGTCCCCAAATTCAGTGAGGATAACGAAGCTGTCTTTAATAGATACAGACAAGTAGAAATGTGTTCCCACTTTGATAAAGATAGAACCGAAGATTGCATAGAGCGGTTGGAATTCATAGGTGATGCTACTTTGAAGAATACTCTTACAACTGAATATGTAGATGAAATAATAGACCTTATATTACGGTATGCTATCCGCTACTATGTCTCTGGAATTCCTAGTATCCCGATCGCTTTTAGAGATGCTTCTATGGAGACGAAAACCGCCAACAATGACTTTGCAGTGTGGTTTAATACTGTCTTTGAAAGGGGGGACTATAATATCTCTATGGACGATGTTATGACGACTCCTTACTTACAGATGGATAGAAAGACCATGATAAAAGAAATGAAGAAGAATGTTGGGTTTGAATTTAATAAGGATATGTATGGCTTTGGTAAAACCATCAAGGAAGGTAAAGAAGTTGTTATAAAGGGTGGCTTTACTGGCTTCCGTAGAATTGTCTCTGAAGGTGAATATGAAGGTGGTCCGGAAGAGATATGAAATGTTAATAATTTATTATTCTCTTATAATATATTATTATCCATATCCCCGAATATATCCCATATCCCCAATATCCCCTAATTTCTAAAATATTTAAAAATAAAAAAAAAAGGGGTCTAATATAAAAAAGTTTGTAAAACAGGGGATATACGGGATATACGGGATATAAAAGGATATACAACAACTAAATAGAAATCTAATTAGAACTAATTAGAATCTAATCTACAATTTTTTGTTCTCCATCTAATAAAAAGTTCATAAAATTGAAATGCTTTTACAGCCATAGTATGTAGGCAACAAAATACAACAAGTATTAAGAATCAGTAAGAATGAACGCTCAACAGACAATGTATGATGCTATGGACGCTATTATCCAATACTCTATGGATGAGGAACGCATACACTTCCTTGAGAACACGGAGCAGAAAGAATTTGAAAACAAGGAACTATTTATAACCAAGTTGAAAGAACATATTTATTACAGGTATATTCAAATGTCTTGCAGAGGAGACGCAAAGCAGATAGAAGAGACGGTAGAAGAATTCTGGGATATGTGGGGAGAAGAACCAGAAGAAGAAGAAGAATGCATAAATGACCGAGATATGGATCGAGCAGAAGATGACTTTAGAGCAACCGCACCATTAAACGACAAAGAGCAGTTCCTTATCAAGTTAAAGAAACACTTATATTACGATTACATTGTAATGAGTTGCAAAGGAGATGCAGAGAAGATTCAAGACTGGATAGATGGATACTGGGATATGTGGGCCGAGGAAGAAGAAGAAGAAGAAGAATAAATAATTTAACAATATAATAATATAAAAAAGAATATCTTTGAATATATTATAACAGAATGTTTAGCGATAATAAGAAATCAGGATTTATTTATAAGATTACTTGTAATACCACTAACAAATGCTACATAGGCAGCACCACGAAACCGATCACCACACGACTCACAGAGCATAAGAGCAACTATAAAAGATATTTAAATAAACAGGGGAATTATACTACTTCGTTCGATGTAATAGAGAACGGCACCTACAAGATAGAGGAGGTGGAAAAAGTGGATTTTTTTCATGAACGAGAGCTACACGAAAGAGAACGAAACCATATCCAGAACACGGAGAACATTGTAAATAAGACGATTCCTACCAGAACGCCCGAGGAGTATTATAAGGACAATAGAGATAGAATTATAAAGCGACAGACAGAATACAACAAGCAACACAAAGACCATATTATGGAGCTGAAGAAGGAGTATTATATAAACAACCGAGACAAACTAATAAAGTATCAAAAAGAGCGATATAAGAAAATACATTTAGGCGATAATTAATTTAAACATATATTATAATCTATATATAATATATATAAGATGAACGACCAAGAAGTAGCAAAGCTTGTAAGAGAACAATACGGACCAGAAGCGGAGTTCAGGTCATCAGACTATAAGACGCTTCTACAAATCATACTGGTGAATCACCCCCTTGCATTCGGGGGTCTCAAGGACGTGATCGAAAAGCAGTATATTGAGAAGCCACTCAATGATAAGGTCTATCGTGAGTATAGAACCACAGAGGAGAAGATATACTTCATCTATAGCAACACAACCGTCGTGTCTCCATCCATGGTAAGCGATATTGACTTGGTATGCGAGCCACCTATCCGAGGACACTTTAACAGCGACGATTATTATCTTTTAACAAGGAAGTTATTAAAGTATTAATTAAGAATGAAATATAGAAATAAAATCTTTAGGTATATTATAATGGATACAGTCAATATAACTCTCTCAAGAGAAGTAGTAGAAGAAGAACCCAAGGAGCAAGTATGCAGTCTAACAATAGAGCAACCAGAGCAGAACGATGTTCGTATGATAGATGAATCCAAGTTAGAGTGGAGTCGCTTTGACTACAGCGAGTCAGCCCACACCGACAATGTGGTAGATTGGACCCGCTTGTTATATGGTAATGAACAAATCATAGAAAAGTATCTCAATAAGCAGATGGAACACTTCCCCCAACATAAGTATGAGTATCTATTCGCCAACGTCCCCGAGGAAGAGAAACCCATATTAGTAGTCGCCCCCGTGGAGGAGCGAAGCGACTTAAATAATTATTAATACAATGACTGCATAGGACAGCATACAAAAAATAAAAAATAAAAAGCCACAGCAAAACAATCACAAAAATAGTATATAAAGCCAATTTTTTTCTATACTATCTATATACCATGGAAACCGATAAATCCGATTTAGGAAAGACGGGAAATAATGAACCCGACGGGCTAACGAAAGCGAAGAAGCCCCGCAAACCTATGACGGAGGCAAGCAGACAAAATTTATTAAACGGTCAAAAAAAACGACTCGAGAACATTCAAAAACGCAAGGAGGAAAGATTGGTGGAAGCCCAGCGGGCTTTGCTGGAGAAAGAAGGATATGTAAAGAAAGTGGAAGCCCCGCAACCCACTCCTGCAGTCGCCGTAGAAGCGAAGCCAAAGAAACCGACGAAGGAGGTGTTTAAGAACACGGTATTGGTAGAGGAGGGGGAAGAACCTTTAGAAGAAGCCCCGCCTCCACCCCCGCCCCCGCGGGCGAAGCCCGCACCCACTAAAAAGGCTACTAAAGCCAAACCCGTGATTACCTATCAAGAGGAAAGTAGCGGCGAAGAAGAAACAGAATCAGCCAGCAGTGAATCAGAGGACGAAATAATAGTAATAAAAAAAAAAAAGAAATCAGGTAGAAGAGCCAAGCCATCTACAGAGCCTATACAAATACCCCACAAAAAAAGTGTAAGAATAACCAACGATTCTTTAGGACAAAATTGGCGGGATTTCTTCGTATAATAAAAAGATTCACCCCATTTTTTTTTCGTAGCATACTATATAACTAAACATGGCCCTCCCAAGGAACGTTTTATACGCGAACAAAATAAATGCCTCTGCTGCGAGGGCATACACCTCGAACCTACAACCGACTGGTGCTTCAACATATGCACCAAACGACACGTGTATATTGAACATCCCCTGCAACCCAAATACTGTGTTGTCTGGTGCTGATTCCTTTTTGAAATTCAGTCTGACTATAACCAACGGTGCAACTGCAAACGGATATGTCCGCATGAGCAAGGCCGGAGCACATGGCCTCATTTCTCGGTTGAGACTTTTCTCACCCAACGGTGTCTTACTTGAAGATGTAAGCGAGTATGGTAATCTTTTGGCTCTATTAGCAACCCATCAGCGAAGTGCCGATAAAAATACAGGTGTAGGATCCGTGTCTGAAGGGTTCGATGAATCTGTTCCCCTCATTCAATGCACAGGAACAAACACCACTGCATCTGTTGGTGCTATGTTGAACACTGTTCGTGGATTACGTATTGTGAATCCTTTGTATTCGGATGCGACCACCCTTGGTGCAAACGCCGTCAGTTCAACATTTACATTCGCTATTCCCCTTGTTTCGATCGTCGGTTCTTTGACGGATAAATACTTCCCTCTCTTCGCCGCTTCAGGCATGGGTGCATTAAGACTTGAAATTCAATTCGCCTCTAACGCATCTATCCCCTTTGTTGCCCCCAGCGTTCTTTCAACCTTCACCATCAGCAACTTGGAGTATGTCGGCCAATTTATAGAGCTTAGCGACCAAGCCATCGGCACCATCCGTGCCTCACTCGGCGGTGGAGATCTTGCTATGGCGGTGGATAGATGGTCCAACATCTCATACAGTGCTACTTTGGCCAACGCCACTACGCAGGTGTCTATGCCCGTGCCGTTCAAGTATTCAAGCATCACCTCGCTTTTACTAACCCAGCGATTACAATCCACACTCGGACCAGCTTCCGCGGATTTTGATGCCTACTCGTCAGCCCACTTCAATATTTTGGAATACTACATCAACTTGGGTAGCATGACGGTGCCTACCAAGAGACCTAATGACCTTGCACAAATCTTCAACTTGTATCAGCAGGCACTCGGAAGCCCAGGCGACATCGGATACGCCCCCAACGTATGCAGACAGCAATACATTACTCAGCCGTTGGTTATTGTCTCCTCAGAAACCCCCGGTGCATTGAATCCTGACCTGAACTCTGTTCAACCATCGTTCGCCCTCGGCATGGACATGTCTTCTTACCCAAGCAGTGATTCAAGTGGGATGTTTAGTGGATTCAACTCACAGTCGGTTGATATATTCTGGAACATTATTTACACAGCAAATGCAACCACACCCAACATCAGATACGATGCTTATTGCGGACACCAAGCCGTTCTTACCTTTGGTGCAAACGGTGTTCAGATCCGATATTAAACATATAACCTATTCTTTTATTATATCATATATATATTAAAAGAAACAATTGTTAAGCAATCGCTATAATAATACCTATTTAGACGAAAGTTAAGCATATTCTTACATATTATCACGAAAAATGATATGGAATCATTAATAAAATGCATTTTATTAATCGTTTCCTATGAAAAATAGCATAAAAATGATAGTTAATTGTTAAATATGGTTTATTTAGCATATTCTATAGTTAAATCTTAATAATCATTTAATATATAATAATAAATCAATATAAATAAAGATTAAGGAATAAATATATTTATAGATTATATACAATGTCTCAATTGAAAGATTTCATTAAAGCGAAGCGACCCAAACTTACTGACTCAAGTATCAATACTTATGCATCTATCCTGCGAAATGTGTATAAGAAAGTATTTAGTGGAGACACCAGCGATATGGATATGAAGAAGTTTGACCAAACCGACAAGGTGATTGACTTCTTAAAGGATGTCCCAAGTAATAAACGCAAGACCATCTTGTCTGCATTAGTCATCATTACTGATGATAAGAAATACCGGGACCTTATGATGAGTGATATAAAGGTATATGACGATGATACAAGCAAACAAGAAAAGACAGAAGGACAAAAGGAGAACTGGGTTGATGCAGATGCTGTAAAAGCGATTGTGGAGAAACTACGTAAGGATGCTGAACTGTTATACAAGAAGGAGACTCTTACCATGAATGACTTGCAACAGATTCAGAACTATGTTATTATTTGTCTCGCCAGTGGTTTATATACTCCGCCGAGGCGATCGAAAGATCTCGTAGATTGGAAGATAAAAAACATATCCAAGGAGAAGGACAACTACTTGGATAAGTGGGCTATTCATTACAACTCATATAAGACCGCCAAGACGTATGGAGAACAAGTGGTCAATATCCCCACTGTATTAAAAGGTATTCTGAATAAGTGGATTAAGATAAACCCCACGGATTGGCTCATCTTTGATAATAATAAGAATCCACTTTCTGCAGTCAAACTCAATCAACGTCTCAATAAATTGTTTGGTAAGAAGGTTTCTATCAACTTGTTGAGACACAGCTTTCTAACTGATAAGTATAGCGACACGATTAAACTTAACAAGGATATAGCCAACACAATGCAAGCTATGGGTTCATCAAGTGGAATGCTGAATACTTACGTGAAGAATGACGATTAATGAGACAGGCAACCTATAAAAATTTGTTTTATTATATATATACATGTATAAAATAAGACCCTATAGCTATATGAAAGCAGAACAGTTAGGAGTATTTATAATTCCCAGCGATAAACCCAAGTATAAGATACAAGTCTTCGATAGAGAAGGTAAGTTCTTGTATTATATAGGCGACTCCCGCTACGACGATTACCCCACCTTTTTAGAGAAATATGGACCCGAGTTTGCAGAGAGACGCAGGGAGTTGTATCATCTTCGCCACTGGAAGGATGCAAACGTCCCCGACTCAAAAGGATTCTACGCTTCACAGATTCTTTGGTGATAAAAAAATCTCCGCTTATATTAAATGTTAGTGGAGAACAATATTCAATTTTATTTAAACTCAAAATCAGCTATAAAACCATCGGGGGTCTCCAGCACGGGTGATTGTGTATTCACCTTTGACGGTCTATCTTTAGAACATGCGAAGATAATATACGCCAGTGTGCAACAAGCCCAGATTCCCCAAAGCTTTGAAAACATAGACAGCATAAATAACACACTGGTATTCCGCAGTAATAACACAACTTATAATACCTACATAATACCCGAGGCGAATTATACCGCAACCACACTGAAGAACTGGATTAATGCAAATGTAGCGGGGCTTACAGTCGTCTTTGATGCACCTACTTTAAAATATACATTTACGAATACAGTCTTGCCGCCGGGCCATACGTGGGGGTTTAGTGGGGCGACCACTTGTTTCGAGGTTCTCGGGTTCGCCGAAAATATACCCGTCTATACAACCTCCGCTACACTTACAAGCAACTATGTAGTCAATTTCTTTACTATCCGCAATATTTTAGTGGAAATTAACAATCTAATAACCGATAATATCAGCAGTGAGAACCAACAGAATGCAAGTATCTTATGTAGCATACCTATTAGCACCTCTCAAGGGGCCATCATATCTTACAACAATATATACAACATCAAGAACCGTATCAATACAATTAACAACTTTAACAACCTTCATGTAAGGTTGCTGGACCAAGATTTAGCATTGTTGGATTTAAACGGCGTAGATTGGACGATGACGCTCCAGATTAATTATTTTGAATAGTTGGTTTTTTTTTCGTCTTCTATATATATACAATGAACCGACTTCGTAAAGCATTCAAAACCGTAGGGTCTTTAGGCTCTAAAATTGAAAAACGTGCTACTGGCTTGGGGACAAAACTCACTGGCGGTGTGGAACGACTTGGTATGAAAGCGGGTCAGATCGGTAGTAAAGCGATCGGCCAAGTTGCCGATTTCTCCACCCGTGCTATTAATGAAGCTGAACGTGCATCTGGTCAAGTTGCTGGGGCTTTGAAATCCGCCGCAGATAGTCGTGTAGCGGGCGGTCTTCAACAGGCCTTGGGGGTCGCTGGTAAAATAGCGGGCGTTATACCCAATCCTTTAGGGCAAGCTGTATCCGGTGCTTTGATGTCGGCAAGAGGTGGTCTTGCGGAAGCCCGTGGAGTTGCCCGCCAGTTGCCCAAATTCCAAGAACAAATCGTGGGGAAAGCAAGGGCTATACAAGGGTCTTCTTTAGAGAAATTGAACGACAGAAAATCTCAAGTTGAAGATGCAGTGAAAGGGGCGTATCAATCTTTCATGTAAGACTGCATAATATGATAAAATCAATTTATAATAAATAATAATTATTATAAATAATGGCGGGGTTAATAGACTTGGGTATAGGGTTCTTGCTCGGGGAACTCAGAGGGGACTATATCAAAGAAGTAGATGCATTGTGGGAACAAAAGAGTAGGAGATACAAAAAAAGGTGCTGGGTCTGCTCCAGTATAACTTTTCAATGTGATTGTTAAGTTAAATGTGTCTGATTTTTTAAACGTAGCAATACAATTATCATGCGAAATATTGAATGTGGCTGCGGTAGTGTTAAAAAAAAGACCACCTAAAACAGCCTGTGCATTATTACGACGTGTTCGAACATCGTATGTGCATCCACGTAAGTCAGGTCCTGAAACTGCTACACTAACCAATCTTGTGCCTTCAGTTGATGAAAAAACTCCAACCCCAGGACCATATTGTATGCCCTTCCAAACTAAAGTGAAGTAATCAAACTGATGGTATTGGTCTCCTAATATATCTTGTAAATTGATGTTATTCCATGTATATTGGTTTCTTATTCCATTGATAGAGCCAACACTATTGGAGACAGGATAATCCGTGATGGTATTACTTTCTGATATGCTGTTTGTTTTTAATACTAATCCACATTGAGTAAAGGGTGTAGAGTTAATTGTATTCATAATATAATATATATACATATTATTTTATAAGTTCGTATCATACTAAATTAATAAACATCTGGATACTTTGGTTTAGTCGGGAACTGAACCGGTATAATTTGAAAGTAATAATTTGCGAGTGGATAGAGAGTCGTCGCTGTATTGGTTGCGGGGGTTCCGTTATTGAGCGTATTCAAATTGATGGTGAAATCCATTGTAGGGGTTTTTTGAAACGTGGTTGTGAAGTTGTCGTTAAAATAGGTAGTGTTTATAGTAGGATTTCCTGGAAAGGTCATAGCACCTATCACCGCCTCCGCCCGGGAACGTTTATTGACCACATTGTAGGTGGAATTAATCCATTGGGGTCCGCTTGTGTGGAAATTGATTAGACGATCATTTGTTGTAGTCCCGTATGCACCAATTCCTTGGTCTAATTGCACACACGTTAAACGAAGTAGGAAGTAGTCGAACTTGTCGTAGAGGTCCCCGAGAATCTCTTTCATGTCGAGAGAATACCACGTATAAGACAAGCGTCCTGCGGATATAGCACCAATAGAATTTGAAAGAGGATATGCACCGGGGGCGTTGTCGGCGGATATAGCAGATACTCTTAAGACTAAAGAACATCTATAGAAAGGAGTCGCATTTACTGTGTTCATAATATAATATACATATAGATATTATTTTATAACCTTCTTATTCAACTAAATATTAATATACTTGTAAATCCTTTTTGTGGGTTGGATATTCCACGGGGATTATATTAAGATAAAAGGTAATCAGCGGGTATAACGATGTTGATACTGTTCCAGGTGGTTCATCATCGAATACTCTTAATAGACCTATTGTTAAATCTAAAGTAGGTTGCTTACGAAAAGTGCTTATGAACACATCATTATAATATACGGTAAAAGGCAAGTTTCGAGTAAATACATGATTGGCGATTGTTGTTGTATTGGTTGTTTTTTTAGCGGCGACATCATAACTGGAGTTATAAAAGGTTGGCCCCGTCATCTGAAAATAACAGTTAAAATCTGTGGTCGATCCATATAGGCCGATTCCCGCATCTCCTTGTATAGCACTCACACGTAGATTGAAGTAGTCGAACTTTTCGTAGAGGTCCCCGAGAATCTGGTGTAAATCAATATTAAACCAAGTATAAGTGTTTCTTTGACGATTGACTGTGCCGATTGAGTTGGTAATTGGGTAATTAGTTGGATTAGTATCCTGTGTTATATCACTCACACGTAGCGTCAAATTACATTTATAAAATTCTGTAGCGTTTTCAATATTCATTATAATATAATATATACACATATTATTTTATAAGTTCGTATCACACTAAATAATTAATAGTATGGACAACAACAACCATTTATTACTTATACCAAGTAGCATCAGTATTTGTTTTATAAAATTATATTTGGTAAATAGAGACAATATCGTAGGTATATATGAAGTAGATGTCTTTTGATATATCGTATGTTGTATATGACCAGTTGCATTCTGAACTCCTACATAGAGGGCATTCCTCTGCACAGTAGTTATATTCGGCGGGACTTGTTCAGCAAGTATGTTCGTATTTATTTTTGCCCGCTTTGAAAAAAACTGGCTACTTTACCCATTGCTTTTTTAGCCCATTTCACCCGCTTAATTGACCCCGCAGAATGGAGGTATTGAACTGCATTATTTAAAAAATCGATGGAATCCTTGTCGGCCCAGCCCATCTTTTGAAACACTTGGACAGCAAGTTGCCTCTTGTATCCTTTCTCTTGTCCTTTTACATTGTTCTCATAACACAAGTTTTCTAAAAGAATACAAATACGCAAGACCAAGTCTAAACTATGTTTAAGAACTACCACATCGGGTATTTCGCTAATCTCCTTGTGTATATGTTCCACTATCTTCGCAAGAACAATGTGGTTGTGTAAAGTGCTGCTTTTAGAAATGAATTGAGTAATACCTGAATCCATTATATACATAAACATAGATATTTTTTTATCTACATTATATATAAATGACCGATATTGTAGAAATTAAAAGCGGGCTTCCTGATTGCAAACCTATACAGGAGGCGATGGACGTATATATTAAAGGGGTGCATCCTAACCTACCAAGGAGAGCCGGTGCAGTGTATCTAATGGTGGGGGCGGGCGGATCTGGTAAGAGTAGCACCCTATATAACTTCTTTAAAAAGGGGACTGGTAAATCATACATGCGTGGCCACTTTGATAATATTTATTTATTCACCCCTGAAAGTAGTTTCCTCTCTGTGAAAAGCCACCCCTTTGAAGAACACGAGAATGTATTCCACAGCTTGGATAGTGAGACACTGGAGGAGATTCACAGCGAATTACTCGAGTTCAAAAACGAAAGCTTGGCCAACAAACGACCTATTGAAGACTCGCTCATCATCATAGATGATTTCGCTCCGCTTTTGAAGCAAGATAAACAACTCATGAAAGCTCTCAATACCTTTATCAGCAAATGCCGCCATGTTCGCTGTTCCTTCATATTCACTCTACAAGCATTCAAATATTGTCCGCCCCTTTTACGCAGACAGATTACTTATATGAGTATATGGAAACCACGTAATGCAGTAGAGTGGTCGCAAATCTCTGGCGAGCTATTCAATATCCCCAAACATAAACAACAAAGCATCTACGAGTATTGTTTTAACGAACCTTACAACCATCTTGATTATGATGTGATAGAGAACAAACTTTATAAAAATTTCAATGAAATAAAAATAGAAGATTAAAATTAATTATCAATTAAGACAGTTTAGAAATAATATAATGTATCTATATTATATTAGAATGAATGACGGTGGAAATAATAAGGCTCTCAATTACCCCACATTAAGTGGCTTATCCAACATAACCAGCGACGATGTGAATTCAACAACCATTTCAGCGGATATACTCAGTTGCGATGAATTGAGTGTTATAGACGCAACCATAACCAATCTTAGTGTCTCCACATTATCTGTATCTGATATATCTTGTAATACTTTAACCGCATCTACAAGTGTGGAAACACCTTTACTAACTGGGGCGGGGAATCTTAACATAACCTATACAGGGGGTATATATTCTGACTCTCCCGAATACAATATAAGCACCATAGGTGGTTATGGAGGCATCGCTTTTTCCAGCCAGTATGATGTCGATCTATTTGCTCTTACTGGTAAAATTAACTTGCTTTCAAAAGTCAGCCAGCAAACGGGGACAAGAAACGTCTCTTATGGACCCGATAATATGTTAGGAACACAGACTGGACAAGACAACGTATCATTTGGGCAGGCGTGTTTAAGGGACCTTACAAGCGGGTCATTTAACATTTGTGTGGGGAATGGTGCAGGGGCAAGTATCACATCCGCCAGTTATAACACTGTTGTGGGCCTACAATCGTTATTTGTTGGGAATGGGGTCGCAAACACAAGTATGGGTTTCAATGCTCTACAACATTTCACGGGGAATTATACATCCGCCTTTGGCTATGAAGCTCTGCGAGACTTAT